CGGCGCAAGTGATCAGCGCCAGCGGCACGAGGTTGTCCCAAAAGTCTCTCATTTCCGCCCCCGTTCCCAAGCCGCCCGCGACAGCCGATTGGCCAGCGCGTCCATGTCCTCGGTGCTGATCTGCCTGTTGGTAATGATGGCCCAGTAAACAAGGTCCATGAACCTCTTAGCTGGCAGCACCTGCGCCGCGTTGCTGATCCCCATCGCAGCCTCCGCCTGTACGTCACGGTGCGGCATGGTCTCCTGTTTCCTTCTCCAGAAGAACATGTCAGTAGCCCTCCGGCTTCAGTGCGTCGAGATCGACCGAGAAGTAGACAGAATGCGCGCTGTCAATGTCGTGGCGGTAGAGCTCCATACGGCTCATCTTCCCCGCCCGGCACAGCGCCCGCAGGTGGTTGCCAATCGTGGCGGCATTGAGCCTGTCCTCGTTCCTCTTGTAGTCGATGTCCCGCTTGAAGAGATTGTAGAAAACCTCGCGTCTCGTCCACACCTGACCGGGCAGCACCAGCGCCTCGATCTGGGCCTTCAGGTCGGACGGCTCGATCCCTTTCTTTGCCACAGGTGCTGGCGCAGGAGGCGGCACGGGCACAAGCTCTGCGATCCCACGCTCTTCGGCCGGGCGCGGCTGCGGGAAGATGAAGATCGTCCGCCACGGCACATTGTCCCGGCGGTCCTCGTAGTTTGGCACGTAGCGGGCACGGAAGGTGTCGCCCGGCTTGATGTCAAACTTCTCCGTCTGGCTCTTGTGGAAGAAGATCGGGCCTTCGTTCTCGCCGCTTGTGTCTCGGCCAAAGGAGTTGCCTGAGAAGGAGACGGAGTAGATGAACACGTCGGTCTCGCGGATGTCTTCGAGCTCGAACTTGTTGCGGTTGTGGCTGTTTTCCATGGTCAGTGTACCTTCTTCTTGGTTTCGGGTTCTTCTAGGTGTTCGGCCGCGCCCCGCAGGACCAAAGCCATCTTCTTGTCGGGCATGCCAATCGAGCGGGCGTAGACCATTGCGGTGGTCAAGAGCAGGCTCAGGGCAACCGTCTTGTCGTCGCTCATGTAGCTGTCCACGATGGTAAGCAGCAGGGCAGACAACTCTTCCGTCTGCATGTTGTCGGGCAGACAGTGAACCGCCGCCTCGATCATCTTTGTCTTCTCCTCGTGGCTCGTCAAAACGGACACTCCTCTCCGCGTTTGTACCAGTCGCTGGTCTCGGCCTTGGGATAAACCTTAGACTGGGGGGTTGTCTTAGTATTTTCTATGTGCTTCGGGCGCAGGCCCAGCTCTTCAAGGAACTGGGCAAGGCTGGGGTCGGTCATGGCTTCTTGGCCTCCTGTTCGTTGAACAGCTCTGCCCGAAGATCGACGATGTCGCCCATGGCTTCGTAGATCAGGTCTGCCACGCCTGCTGCGGGCATGACGCGTATGTCCCCCACATGCAGGTCGTAGACTTCGGCCATCAGGGCCAGCCGCTCTAGTCTTGCGACGATGTCGTAGGTGGTCTCGTCATCGAGAGGGGTGTTCTCTGTCATGCTGCGTCCCCCATCTTTGGTGCGTGATACGATTTCTTGATGCCAAAGGCCGGATGCCCCGACCAGAAGCCCTCGATCCACTGATACCAGAGGCCGTCCTTGCGCTGGGTGGTGTTCTTCCAGCCCTCCTCGGCCTTGCGCCAATGGCCGCGGGTGTAGTGCAGTGGCATGCAGCGCACAGGTTCGTCGCGGGTGAGCTTGGCCTTGACCTCTTCTCCGATGTTCCACGTAATCTTGTGCCATGCGTCAGTGGTGTAGCCCCCGCTGCGCTTGGCAGCGCGGCGTTCTTGCCTCGACCCTGCGGGCTCACGCTTGGTGAACGAAGGCTGGTTCAGGAGAGAGCACATCGTTGCGACGGTCAGGACGTTCATGGTGTGGACTTGCTGCTGCGTCTCGTCCATCCCAGCCGTGTATCCAGAAATAAGAATAGGCTGCTCCACGCCGACCTGATACGATCCCATAAACACGGCCCCAAAGTACGGGGATATGAGAAACACTAGGTTCTTCCCTGATCCATCGGGGTCGGCAAAGGCAAGGTACATGAACGGCAGGTTGCTTGCCCTTCCCGTGAAAGATATCTTGGAGCCGGGAGACCAGAACGCGCAAATGTTTGACGGCAGGCGGCAGTCCGCGTCCAAGATAATTTCGTCAGTGGTCTTCCCGCCGTATGTTTGCTCATACACTTGGTCAACCGCCCGAACGACGCTGTCGTCAAGCTGGTAGAAGTCACACGCCCCCAGTGCGTCAAGCACATCTTCGGCATTGTCGATGTCGTCCTGTGTTACCCCCTCCATGTACTTAACCAGAGGCTGCGCCAGACGGCACAGCTCCGCCATCTCGACGATGGAGCTCGGCTCTCGGACCTTGGTCATTGCTTGTCCTCCTCTTCGTCGTAGTCGTCGTCCTCGATTTGGCCCGTGCCGCCGCAGTTTTCGCAGGTGTCCTCGTATTCCTCGATGAAGCCCACGTCGCGGCCGTAGTTGTGGCTGTAGACGCGCTCGTAGAGCACCGTTCCTCGGCCCTCGCACTCCGGGCAGGGCTTGTAGCGTGGGTGTAGGTGGGTCATGCGTGAAACTCCTCTACGCCAAAGTCCTCTCCGCCTATCACTGCGAAGGCGAAGTCCTCAGGGTGGTCAGTCTTGAACCGCAGCGCGGCCTCAAGCTTGGTTGGGCAGGAATAAACCTCATACGCCATGTTGAGGTCCTCGTTCATCCAGATGAACAGCCAGCGCATCACTCCACCTCCTTGAAGCTTGCGGTCTTAAAGTCATCCTCATGCAGGGCAGGCTTGCCCACCCCCTCGAAGATGTACTTGTTGAAGACGTGGCGGGCCTCGTCGAGGGTATCCCCGCCGACGCATGCGCTAGCGTACCCCATCAGGGTGCCATCGTCGTTGTAGTACACCTCCTTCAGTACGAACCAATCCTCTCCGGCGTTCTCGGACGGGGTGTTCACAAGGCGGTAATTCCAGTGCATCAATCCATCTCCCAGCCCAGCACGGCAGCGTAACCCTTGATCGCTTCGATCAGCATAGGCACCTGCAAAGGGCTTTGCAGATACAGGGCGTCTTCGTGCTGTTCCACGTAAATACAGGCAAACGCGCCGTCTTCGGTATACACCAAAAGCTGCCCCACATCGGACGCCCTGCCGATGATCGTCCCCCCCTGATCCTTGAATGTCCGGAACACCCGAGACTTGCGCTTGAGGGCACGAAGTAACCTGCGCGTATGCGACTCACACGTCAAAATCACGATGTCCGTCAGCCAGTCTTCGCCATGCTCCCCACCATTTATCTGCTGGATGGCAATGCTGTCCGGCCAAGGCCCCGCAGCGGTCCTGATGTAGACGCAGAACCTGTTGCAGCCGTCGCCCGGATCGACAAGGGTTTTCGAATCTCTGTCCATCACACGGCCTCCTTGCAAGCGCAGCCGCTGCGGATGTTGTTAGGGAACACGCTGGCCTTGCGGCACTCGCAGTTCTCGTCGTCGCAAGCGTTGGTGTACACGTCCTTTTCGGCATCGTGGGCTTCCCGAACCGCCGCAAACAGCATTTGCAGCAGCTCCGCGCGGCGTAGGTAGAAGGTCATCTCGCCCACGTCCCGGAAATTGGGGTAGCCGCTGCCGCTCAGGTCCATGTCGTTGTCGAGGCAGTCGATGATCACCTGCGCGTAGGCGACGGACAGGGATAGGTTGATGGTCTTGTCAGGCATGTTGGTTCTCCGTTTGGTTTAGGTTGTAGGTTCTACTTGTGTAAAATAAACAAGTGAGGGTGTCAAGGGGTCAGGATAAGCGCCAGACCCGCATGCCATACGTCTGGCCCTCAGTGCCCGACCGCGTCAACACGGCAACCTGCCTGCGACGCGCTGCGCTTATGATCCGGGCCCGATGCCCGTTCTCCTCGGTCCTCGGCACTGGGACAAACACGCTCTCCCCCACCACCATGGCGTCCAAGACAGCGCCAAAGCCAAGCGTGGGGTCCGTGCCCGATACCTCGATAGTGTGGGTGAAGCCCGGAGGCGGAGGCAGGTCGCCGCCATGCTCAAGACGCGCACGACGCAAAGCCTTGCTGGCAGGGATGCGGTGGTCGGAGGAGATTAGGAGGAGCATTGGTCTAGGGCCTCGGTCCTTGGGTCTAGATTGTAGGGTTGTGTTGCACTTGTTACTAACAAACATCCGTGGTTCTGTGTCAAGAGGGGGAGGTGGGTTTGGTGCTCGACTCTCGGGCCTCGGGCCTTGGTGCTTCGCGAGTTTCCCTTATACGGCCGTAGACCCCAGCGTGAGTGTGAAGCCCGCGTTGATTTGAGGAAAAAAAACTATTTGGTGTAAATGACAGTCATTTCACCCTTATAAATAAGGGTTTTCAGCATTTACAGGCATGTTTTGTTCTTTTACACTTGGACAGCATTCGTAAATGAAAACACCATCTTCTCTACCCTGCCCTGCCCCTGAGCGTTGTTGAAACGGTTGAAATGACGCTGGGAGCCACGGGCCTATAAGGGAAACTCGACTTTGCCCCACCTTGCCAGCCCGCTTTTGACGCTGTAGAGTTGTGGGAATACCACAAGTTGGAGGTTGATACATGGCCGAGCGTAAAAAGCCGGGACCTGTGCCCCGTGCGAAGTTTGACAAGACGGTCGATGCCGCCCCTCTCTTGAAGTCCGCCTTCGAGCTTGAGCTTGAAGAAGAGTACGGCCGGGAGATCACTGTCAGGCAGCGCACGTTCTGCGAACTGTATGTTGAAGGCAGGCTGACGGCCACCGAATGCGCGAGGCAGGCGGGGTACAGCCCCAACGCTGCCAGCGATATCGCCACCAAGCTTCTGAACGGGTCGTCCTTCCCACATATCCCCCGATACATCTCCCAGCTTCGGGACGAGAAGGAGCGGCTGTACGGTGTCAGCCTGTCCGGCCAGCTTGAACGGCTGTACAAGCTGTCGCGCGGGGCCGAAGAGGCCAGCCAGTTTTCTGCCGCCATCAACGCGGAGAAGATCAGATCGGCACTCGGGGGCCTGACGGTTGACCGTCGCGAGAACGTCAACACCATCGACCAGATGACACGCGACCAGATCACCGCCCGCCTTGCGGAGTTGCAGCAGAAATACCCGCAGGCTTTCATCGTCGATGCCGAATACACAGAGGTGCCCAGTGGCCGGACCAGAAGCAAAGGTGTGGGCAAATATGCGGAAATATCTGCCCCCGAAGTGTCACGCGACGAGGATTGAGAACCGCCACGGCGGCGGTATTCCTGACGTGCATATTTGTATCCCCGGGGTGAGCTTTTGGGTCGAACTGAAAGCCTCGAAAACAGATGGCGTTTCTCTGCGCCCGCAACAGGCTGCTTGGCATGCGCGGCAGGCTTCATGTGGTGGCCTCTCATACGTGCTCTGCGGCTTTGCGCACCCACCCTACGTCAAAATATGGAGGGCCTCTGCGCCCTCCCAGAACGCCTCTGCGGCCCTGCTCTGCGGCCCCGCGCTGATCGAGTCTGACAGCATGGCCGAAGCTCTGCGCCTGCTCTGCGCCGACGCTCTGCGGCTGAACGCTGAGCGAAGCTCTGCGGCTCTGCGCTCTGCGGCCGGAACGGAAAAGACCCCCGACGCCTAAGCGCCGGGGGCAAGGTGGCCGCGCCCGGGCGGATATGGGCGCGGCGCGGCAAATCAATGCTGCACAATGGCGACGGACTTAGGCGACCGTGTCGCAAGCCCGGCGCAAAGCTTGCAAGCCTCACAGGTTGTTCGCTTGCCCGCCTCTTTACTGGCCGGGCAAAGCACTTCCCGGGAAGGATCGATTTCTGAGACGTTCTGCACCACGCGGAACGTGCGCGCCCCGGCTTGCCAGAAGATCAGCGCTTGCCCGTAGGTGTCGGCCGATTGCATGACAATTTCTGGCCGATATCCCGATTGATGGCTGTATCCGGTCCACCCTGCGGCTTCTGACAAAAGCGCATCCCATACATGCGACGGCACGGCGGCCGGGTCCCCGTAGGTTCCAAGCCTGACCATGCGGCCGCGCCCGATAGCGGCCGGGTCTGCGACGTCATACAGGCCCCGATGATACGCGCGAAAAACGACCAACGGCCCCTGCCCGAGCACCACGTAGCACGTGCGCATTTTTGCTTGTTTTGCGGCCGGGTCCGCCGTCGCGGTGCCCCGGTGCACACATGTTCCGCAGATCGAAACATCGGCCCCGGTTTTGCTGGCCTCCAACGGGTTGATATCTTCCCGAATGATGTAGGTCTGCACCATGCCGCCCGTCTTTTTGTTCCGCGTGGAATAGACCGCGACCACGACAATAGGCGCGCCGTCTATCAGTGACGGCCCCCGGTAGATGATGCCGGAAGAAATTGTTTCCCCCGCCCGCTTGCCAAGACCCTTTTTCATTTCGCCGTTCTCCGTTTTCCATTTGCCAAAGGCCCGAGGTTCAAGCCCCGATGCCCGAGAAACCTAGCATACTTGTTTGTTTTGCACAAGCACAAAGGCCCCCGGTCCGCGGAGCTTTTCACATTGCGCAGCGGTCCGGGGGCCGGGGTCCGGGGCTCTGCGGCCCGGCGCGGTTTTTTAATTGCTCTGCGGCCCGGCGCGCTTTTTATATATTGCGCAAGCTCTGCGGCTCTGCGGCCCCGCGCGGCTTTTTCCACGTCCGAGGCCCGAGGAACGAGGGCCGAGGACCGCGGGTCTCGTGCGTAAGCAAGAGGCCCGCTGATCTCTTGCGAGCGACTAGCGAGCTCCGTTTCTAGGATGGCTTGCGAGCGACTAGCGAGCTCCATTTTAAAAGGTCGTAGAGCGGCCCGGTTGCCCGGGCCGCTCTGTCCTAGAACCGTTCGCCTGTCTCCTCGCCCCACTGACTGCGTGGGGCAAGTTGCTGGCCGCCGCCGTTGTATTCGGTGCCGCAGTTGCATTCGTTGGCCCAGCTGTCGTGCAGGGTCAGGTGCGTTCCGCAGTCGCATTGGATGGTGACGAACCGGCGCAGGCGACCGTTCCAGTCCTCTTCGACGAAGCCTGTTCTCTTTGCCATGTCAGTCCTCCTCCCAGTAGTCATCCGATCCGTCGATCTCGCGGGCCATCCGCTGGTAGATCGCGTTCTGACGCTCGGCGGTGTCCCTGTCGTCTTCCATCTGGACGCAGCGCGACTCGGGGAACTCTTCCTGAACGTAGGCCCAAGCGGCCTCGCGACAGGTTGCGTTGAACGTGTGGCCGAACTCGCAGCCCGTCTCGTCCAGCATTACGGCGTGGTATTGTGTCATTTCCGTTCTCCGTTGTGTGAGTGGGGCGACGTTGCCGCCGCCCCGAGGTTGTTAGCCGAGGCGCTCGATGGTGCCTGCGATGTTGGAGCGCTTGCCGTGGGCCTCGAGCCACTCCGGCGTGGCTGCGACGAGCCTGCCGTAGGTGATGATCTCGTTGGCGTAGGTGTCGCCCATCTCGAACTCGCCCCAAGTGTTTTCCGACTTGGCCGCGACCATCCAGCGGGCGTAGCGGTCCTTGAGCTCGTTTGCGGGTGCCTTGTAGGTCTTGAGGACCCGCCACTCCCATCCGCCCGGTGCCTGATAGATGGCGTAGGGTGCGTCGGTCTTGCGGGATTTTGCGAAGGGGTTAGCCATTGTTTTGCTCCGTGAGTTTGTTGAGGTCGTCGAGTGCCTGTAGGTACTGACCGCGTTTGTATTCCCATCCGGTCAGTGCGGATACTTTGGCCAGCAGCGTCTTGCCGGACATTTTGCTGTGCTTGAGGCCTAAAGCCATCATCTTGAGGTGCAGCTTCAAGAACAGCGCATTCGTCGTCGGGTCGGTAGGGTCGATAATCGTTGTCATGTTAGTCCTCTGGGTTGGGCCGGGGACATCGCTGCCCCCGGCGTTGTTGTCAGAACGGCAAGTCGCCGTCGTCCACGATAACCTCGATCCGAGGCAGCGACCTGATCCAGTGCGTGTAGTGCGAGTACTTCTCGACCACCGACATCGGGCCGACCTTGACCTCGTAGGTGTGGATGAAGACCGGCGCGTCGCAGTCTTCCTCGAGATAGACGACATCGCCCTGCCGGTAGCTGTAGGCGCTGAAGTCGCTTGGCGCGAAGCCGATGGCGATCAGGTCCACGACGGGAACCTCGAGCCAGCCGTGTGACGGGTCGGTGTGGAAAGTGAACTGTGTCATAGTGTGCTCCTGTTGTGTGAGTGGGGCGACGCTGCCGCCGCCCCTGTTGAGATTAAGCGTGGTGCTCAAGTGCGTTGGATGCGAGACGCTTCATCATGTCCGTCAGCGGGTTGATGAAGTGCTCGTCCATCCCGAGGTCCTTGGCCCGATCCATGACGCGACCCAGCATCGCCATGAACTCCTCGTGCTCGAGCTCGGCCTTGGACTTGAGGCCCTCGATGTAGACGTGAGCCTCGACCAAGCTGTCCGAGATCAGCGACGCGTCGTCACCGTAGAAGGACTTGTAGGTGTACTGCGAGTCGTCCCGAACCTTGAAGCTGACCTCGATGCAGGTCGTCCGCCAGTCCTTGGTCGAGACCGAGAGCGTCACCTCCGGGTCGATGAAGTCCCGGGACTTGAGCCGAGCCTGAAGAGCCTTGATGGCGACGTGCAGTTCTTGTGCGTTGATGTTTGTCATTTGCCGTTTCCTTTTTGTTGCAACACCGCACAGATGAATCCCGTGCGATGTCCCCGGTCGTCCTCAATCCACCCCGCACCGAGGAGCTTGCGACGAGGGAATGGTCAAGGACAGCGAA